TGACACCAAGTATGCCTTCGTATTTGGTTGCTACATTGTCAAAAGCAGTTTTGTATAATTCTGCCTGTGTCTCTTTTAATTCCTCAATAGCGTCTTTGCAATCCAGAGCTTTTTCATACCATTCCTGATATTCCTTGATTTTATCTTTTAAGTTTTCATCCTTAACAGTATCAATATCAACTTTACCATCACGTACTTTTTTAGCCCAGTCAGCAGATAATCCCACAGAATTTGCCTGTTTGATATACCTGTCATAACCTTTAGATTGTAAATCTATTTCATTACTAATTTCGGAAATCTGACTCTTGAGAGCAGAATTACGAGTACCCCAAGATTTATATACGCTACTTGCCTTTAAATCCAGACGAGAGATAGCACGTTCCAATCTATCAATGGCAACAGCAATCCAGTCAAAGTTCTCTTTATCATCTTTTGATGAGGAAGAGGAAGAAGATGAACTACCAGATTTTGACTTTCCACTACTAGAGCTACCACTTGATTTTGAACCACCACCAGATGTAGTATATTTTGTCTTTCCTCCACTGGTAAATTTACCAGAACCACTTGAAAAAGCAGTACCTTCAGCCAAAGCTTTTCCTCTACCAGTACCATGAGTTATTTTTCCTTTTTCGAAAATTTCTTTTGTCTGAGCTGCATTAAAAATAATGTCACCTTTTTGATATTTGAAAAACTCAGCAGATTTATCACCAATTGTAAAGAATTTTCCATTTCTTACAACTAATTCCTGACCAAGTTCACCACCTAAAGCAACACCATCTTCTTTTGTACCCCAATCACCTTGTGCAAAAGCTGTGCCATTTGCATGGGCTGTTCCATCTACACCAGCCACTTTCTTTGTAACAGTAGTGGCAGTAACGGTTTTACTATATAAAGAATCAATAGCAGATTTTAAAGAACGAACCGCAGCAGTACCGAAAACATTTGCACCGACAGAAACCGTTTTATTATATAAGTTATCAATCGCAGTTTTTAATGCTACAACTAAATTTGTGCCAACTACCTTTGCAGTAGATGTAACAGTTCTATCATACAAACTGTCTATAGATTTCTTTAATCCATCTACACCATCTTTACCAACAGAAGTAGCTGTAGCGGTTACATTTTTGTCTGTCAAATTTGTTGTTGCTGTTTTCAAACCTTCGATAGAATCTTTTCCGACAGCAGTAGCAGTAATAGTCACATTCTTATCTTTGATACCATCAATAGCTTCATTTCCAGAAGTCGTAACATTTACTTTTACATCCTGTCCATCAATAGATGATATTTCTGTTTCTGCCTGAGATGTATCAGCAGATACAGGAATTTTTACATCTCCACTAGATATTTTTGATTTTATATCTTCAACGCTATCATCTGCTTCAAGACCAATTTTTGTTTTTGTCTCTGCTGGCAAGTCTTTGATTTTACCAGCAAGTTCATCAACTTTACCTTTGGCAGCTTCAATCTCAGATGTATCCGCACCTTTGATTTCCAAAGCATTAAGATTATTTACAGCATTTTGATATTCCTGTAATGTACCAAGAGAACCCTGTAATTCAGAATCCACTTGAGATGCATCAATTGTCATAAACGCTGGTTGATTTACCTTCGCCACTAAAACATCAATCTTTGCATAGGCATCATCTAACTGAGCGGTCTTTACCTCTACACTGGCATCACTGTCGTTGATTTCCTGAATTTTGCCTTTTGCCTTTTCAAGCTCTGCTTCTGCATCAGTGGCATTAACATCAATATCAACAGGTTCTTGTCCTAACTCTTTTAATTTACCTTCTGTTTCTTCGATTTTGGATTTTAATTCATCTACAGATGTATACGCAGAATCAAGTTTAATATCAAAACCATAATCAGAAAGTTTTCTCATCAGAATTTGAACTTCTTCTGTTGACATTTGCAATCCTGTCATATCAGATATTGCTTTTGCTATTTCTTCATCATTACCAATACCAAAATTAATATCCCATGAACCATCTGAGTTCATATGTGCCCATTCAGAATTTAAACTCTCAACATCCTTTAAGAAATTGATACATCCATCAGAGCTATCTTGAAAATATCTCTGCATAGTAGGATAACCAGATTCATATACAGAAATAAGTTTATCAATATTGGCAGTTGATAAATCTTCATTAGTCATCATCTGTACAGCACTTCTAAATGCATTTGTACCTACAAGACCATCATCGTACAGCTTTTTAATATCTTCCAGAGAACCAGTGATATTATCATACATATCACCTTCTTCACCAGCAGACTGAGCCATAACCCATTTGTTATAAGCAGAAGTTAATCCTTCATATTGTGCTGCAAGTGTCTGAACATTTTCAATATCAGCAAGAATATCATCTGTACTTCTTAATCCCTTGTCGGACAAAGCTTTATTATAAGCTTCTGTACCCTTTGTCAGACCTTCAACAGCTTTTGCACTGTCGTTATATTCTTGTTTTAAATCCTGTAATCTTTCCTGTATTCCTAATTTAGTGGTAGATTCATACTGTGATTGTAAAGCACGAAGGGCAGTAGTATTCAAATGAATACCATGCTCTGTACGCTCAAACAATACAGAAGGGTCATAACCTTTTAAACCAGAAAACATCGCTTCAACATTTTTGATACCCTCTGTACTCAAACCTGTTCCAGAAACAGATTCTTTCATAGCATCATATAAATTATTGAATTTTTCGATTTCAGCATCTATATCAAAATTCCAACCGCTTGTATTACCAATTGCATTTAACATCTCCCTGAGACTTTCTAATGCACTAGCAGCAGCAGTACCATCACCACCAAGAGCCTTTATCTGGCTATCAATTTCATCGTTGATACCCTGATTAGAAGTATCAATTAAAGAAGCGATAGCAGCCCTTAATGAATCTATATCCCCTGTATGTCCAGCCAATTCAGGGAAATCTAAAGCAAGACTTACCTTCTCTGTATCAGTAAGTTCACCTGTATCTATTTTGGTTAAAGCATCCTTTAAAGATTGAACTTTGTCCAAATAGTCATTTACTTTATCTGAAAAGTTACCATCCTCTGTATTATTCATCACATCATAGAATGACTGCAATGATTCTTCAGAAGTTTTTCCAGCAGCAGACATATCTGAAAGTTCCTGTTTCCATTTAGATAATGTCCATAATGTTGTATCATCAGATTTAACACTAATTTCATATATTAACTGTTTATCATCATCTGAAAGAGAATCAAACCAATCAGATATATCATTTTCTTTGAATGTATTTTTTAATGATTCTAATTGTTCTTTTGTGGCTTTTGTGGCATTTTCAGCACTATCTCCCATATCATTGAAAAATTGCGATAATTCTGGAATGTCAGAAAGAGTATTTGTTATAGCATCATTGATTTGGTCTTGAGAACCAACAAAATTTTGATTCTCCTTGGCAGCATCAACCATAGATTGTTTTAAGGCATCGAATTGTTCTTTGCTTTGAGGAACACCATCCGTTTTGACAATATCCATATATTGAAGTTGGGCTGCAACATCATTGATTTTGTCAACATAATCCAAAACATTTTTGTATTCATCTTCAAAATCACCAATCTTACTATTGATTGATTTATACAAATCGTTTTGTGCCAACTCTTCACGACTGTAATCATCTCCAATACCTTCCTCAAGAGCTGTTCGCATATCTTTTAATTTTTCATATGCTTTCATAATTCCTTCAAGAGTAGAGGTATCGCCTATATCAATGGTTGTTCCCTGATAACCACCATTATAAGAAAAGTTGTCAGATGTTTTGAAACCAGCTTTTTCCAAAGCTTTTACATACGCATCTTCTTTATAAGCCCCATTTTTCTTGCTGAATTTTATCGTACTAAAATCATCAAAAATGCCATCTTTTGTCTTATCTTTCAGCTCGTCAATAGCTGCTTCATAACCAGAAGTAAGCTCAGATAATTTATCTTTTAAAGAATCCATAGTAACTTGATTGATTGCTTCATCAAGTCCACCATACTCTTCTTTAAGTTTTTGTATCTGAGACTCCTCAATACCTAAAGCAGAAAGTAATGAATCTGTGGCAGCTTCAAGACTCTCTTTTGAACCTGTATTTGATTCATAAGCAGCATTGGCAGAAGAGTATGCATTATATAATTCAATGATATTAGAAGCAGAATCTTTAGCAGCATTTCCTGTTTCAAGTGCAGCATCTCTAGCTTCTTTTTCTGCATTAACCCATTTACTTATCATTGAAATGAGTCCAGAAATAGCCATAGAAATTCCCATTGTAATAGCCACATTTAATGCCATCGTTGCTGCCTGTAAAGCAATAGAAGCTGCCTTTGCACCAACTAATGATGTAACATAACCAGCGAGAGAACCCTTTGCACCATTCAAACCAGAAAGATATTTTGCCAAACCAGAATTTGATTGACCAACTGCTTTTAAGAAATCAGTCTGTGCCAAACCAGAAGATTGACAACCCTGATTATATTCTTTTATCAATGCTTTTGCAGTAACTAAAGATTTTGATTGTGCTTTAGCTGCTACAGCAGCCATTTTTTGTTTTGTAGCAAATTCATCAGTTGATAATGAACTTGCTTCCATGCTTGTAGCATATTCAACCGCAGATTGACTTGCGGTTAAAAGGCAATTCTTTAAAGCTTCTACAGGTGGTGTTCCACTTGCAACCGCAGCTTTAAAATTATTAATACAAGCAATATCATTTTGTAACTGAGCATTAAACTCTGTTCCAAAAGAAAATGTAGAATTTGTTTTTAATGCAGCAAAAGCCTGAGAGAAAATATTGGTAATACGCACTCCAGAAGCAGAAGCTTCATCTTCAATCGTCTTAAAAATACCAACATTTTTTACAGATAGAGCAGCAGTAATACCACCAATTAATGTAGGTAATACTCCAACTTTATTGATAACTGCATCAAGTCCACTCAGAAAAGAAGTTAATCCTTCCAAAGCACCAGACAGAAAATCGGATGATAAGAAACTATTTGATAATGCT